CGAGGAACTGCTACGCGAGATTGCCGCGCTCAAGAGGTATGACCCGAACGGCGTCCGCGGTTTCGCCAAATCGACGCTCACCGTCAACGTGCCGAAGGATTTGTTTGAGCGTATCGACGCCGGCATCGCAGCGCAGAAGGAGAGGGGGGAATGACCGAAGAACTCAAGATCGCCATCCGAGCCGTGCAGATCTACGCTGAACGGCACCCCAGGCCGCCGCACGTGAACATGACGCAGGCTGCTAAGATGCTTGGCCTGAGCCTGCCGACGGTACGCAAACTGGTCCAGTCCGGCAAGATCAGATTCGACAAATGCGGGCTGATCCCGATCGAACAGATCGACGCTCTTCTCGAATCAGACTACGCATAAACTCCCCACGACGACCGTAGGACCGCGCCAGCAAAGGAATGCGGTTCCGGTCCCGGGCACCACGGGCTATTTTCGATAGATTGCGTTTATCGCAAACTCGTTGAAAATCAAAGGGCCGCCCGGCAATCACTGTGTATACGAACAGCAGTGATTTGCCAATAGATTCGAACTTCCGTAGACTTGGCTCCCCAAAAGTTACGCACGGGGTTACGCATGGCGTCGATCAAGCCTCATAAGGATGGCTGGCGCGTCCAGGTCTATGTGAGCGGCGTCCGGGATTCCAAGGTATTGCGCACGAAGCGCGAGGCTAGCGCATGGGGAGCGGCGCGCGAGCTTGAGCTACGCACGATCAGGGATCAGCCGGCCAGCGAACGTCACACAGTTGCCGACGTGCTGCGGAGGTACGCGGAAGAAGTGTCCGTCAAGAAGCGCGGAGCGCGCCCGGAGCAGTTGCGGCTAGCGGCATTCATCCGGGACTTCCCGGACCTCGCCGAGTTCGTGCTAGCCGACTTCAAGACTCCGCAGTTGGCCCAATGGCGAGACGCTCGGATCAAGACCGTATCGTCGGCTGCGGTCAATCGAGACATAAACCTGCTGCGCAATGCGCTGTCGATTGCGCGCCAAGAATGGCACTGGATGGATCACAACCCATTCGAAGGGTTTCGCCTGCCTCCCGAGGCCGCGCCGCGCACGCGCCGCATCTCATGGCGCGAGGTCAAGACGATCGTGCGCTGGCTAGGCCATCGCCCTGGCGTCGCTCCCGTCAGCAAGTCGCAAGAAGTCGCCCTCGCCTTTCTGGTGGCGCTGCGCTCGGCCATGCGAGTGAGCGAGATCCTCTCGCTGGGCCGCGGCACGCTCGATATGAAAAAGCGGGTGGCGACGGTGAGCCACAAGATGGAATACCTGACCGGCAAGCCGCGCCAAGTGCCGCTCACCCGCCAGGCGATTCGCTTGCTGCGGCCGGTGGCCGAGCGAGAGCGGTGCTTTACAGTCACATCCGATTCGCTGGATGCTCTGTTCAGGAAGGCCAAGCGCGCGCTCGGCATCGAGGATCTGCATTTTCACGACAGCCGGGCCGAGGCGCTTACGCGGCTTTCACGCCGCGTCGACGTCATGACGCTTGCGAAGATCAGCGGGCACAAGGACCTGCGACTGCTGCAGGAGGTGTATTACCGGGAATCGAGCGAGGATATAGCGGCCAGGCTCTAGGCCGGCACCGGAGCCAGGGCAGCTATAACGCGCGCGAGCTGATGATCTCTTAGGTTCGGAAACGGAAACGATGGTGTGCCGATGATCTCCAGGGCGCCTGCGTGCCGCCAGCCTGGCGGAAGTTCCGGCACGAGATCGGCCCCGTTCTTGTACAGGTGCAGGGGCACCTTCGCGAGCAGAGCGCGCGGCGCGAGGCTGGTGCTTACGCGCGGCGGCTCGAAGGCGTAGACGGCTGCCGGGGAATTCCCGGAACTCGTCATCTCAATCGCACACATCAGCGCGAGCGCCGCGCCCAGGGAGTGACCTACGAGCGTCACCGGCTGACCGTTGATGGCCGCGAGCACGTCGATTGCGATAGCCTGCCACGCTTGCCAGAATCCGCGATGCAGGTCCCCAGCGCCCGCAACCGGCTCGGCGATGGCGTCCAGGTCGGCGATGACGCACTCCGGGTTGTCCGTGCCCGGGAAGGCAATGACGAGCCCGGCCGGCGTGCGCCGAACGATCGCGCGCGAGGCGCTATCCGCTTGACCGATATCCGGCGCCGCGGTGTAGGCCTCTTGCGCGAGCAACGCGAAGTCGTGCGGCGTCATTTGGCGGGAGCCGCTGCGACTGGAGCAGAAGCCGAACCAGCCACGGCCGCTTGATCGGCAGCGCAGAACACGCCGTTCGCCGCGGCGGCCGCACCGAGGCCCACGTTGGCCGTGCCTACGGCGGTCGCCGCGAGCGTGGGCTGCACCACCTTGCAGCCGTTGGCGATGAGCGTGGCGGCGTTGGCAAGTGATTGGTTCATCTGCTCGGGTGTCACCGTGTTGCAAGCGGAGAGCGTGGCGGCGGTGAGGATCGAAACTGCAAAGGTCGTTTTCATTGCGGGGCCTTTGGGGCTGGTGGGAAAGAAACCGCCGTCGGCGCTTGTGGCGCTTGCTGTGCGGAGGGGGTGCCGGTCGCCTGCAAATTGGCGATGGCGTGATAGAAGCCGAGCGCGCCGAGGGCGTACTTGATCGCCTCTATGAGATCGGCATCCTTGTGGCCGGTGACGACGAGCCCTGTCCACAATGCGAACAGAAGAACGCATACGGCGAACTTCAGATACGTGTTCATAGCGAACCTCCAGCCGCCAGATAGGCGGATTGCAATGCGTCGATCGAATTGGTGTGCTGCCCGTACGGGGAACCCGGCAAGCTGGCCCAGACGCCATTGCAGGCGGTGATGGCAGATGCAAATGCGCCGGCATCGATCAGCGGTAGAGCGTGGCGCTCGCGGATCTGCTGAAGCGCGTATAGGTCCTGCGAGAGCGGAGAGAAGTCCGGAAGGTTCAGCAGCTTTTGATACACCGTCCACCAGCGCGAGAGGATCTGGTATCGGCCGGCCGCCGTCGATCCGATCCGCGCGTTGAACTCGTTCGGATGGCAGCCGTAGTTGCTGAAGGTCAACGGATCTTCTGGCGTCGAGCCGACCAGGACGTTGTAGCCGTCGTCGGTGATGGCCAGCAGCGACGCGCCAATCTCGGAGAACGCTATGGCATCCAGGAAGGCGCAGCGGTTGATCCCGCCGGCCTGAGCGGGCGTGATTCTAGGCATGACCTTCCCCCTCGGTGAGTGCGCGCAACACGCGCGGATCTCGCAGAAGCCGTAGCAGATCGGCCTGCATGTCTCGCTGGGCTTGGGCGATGGCAAGTGTCGCAGCGGTGTTTGCGCGAATCTCCGTGACCATCTCGAAGATGGCTTTCAGCATCCGCTCGCACAGTTCGGCCGACGCTTCGGCCACGACCATCAGCACCGCACCGGCGGTCGACGATTCGATCGACAGAATCAGGTTCGTCAGCCCGAAGTCGCCGTCGTATCCCAGTCGAGCGTGCGAATAGAGCGAGCACACGACGAACGCGCACAGCAGCCACAGGAAGTACTTCGGGTTTCTGATGGCGATGTAGATGCGAAAGAGCTTGTCAGCCATGGCCGCGCAACCCCAGCCAGCCGAGCACGAGCTCGCCAACGAAGAGAGCCACCATCGCCCAGCTCATGCGCCGGTTAAATCGGCTCTCGCGCTTCGCATCGCGCTCGTCGTGCTCCCCCTCGATCTGCGTAATGCGTTCGCGGTAGTGATCGAAGCGGTCGCGCAGATCGGCTCGAAGATCGCGTATGTCTTCGCGCGTGGCGAGCGTCGACCGCATCTCTTCCATGCACTCGTCGAGGCGCTCGAGGTGCTTTTCGTGCCGTTCGATCGATTCCTGCAGCGCTTCAATCGCGGCCTGCTGACGCTTATCGGCTTCGTGTAATTCTTCTGGCGTAGGCATGATTAACCCTTTTTCTTTATCAGTTGTATTCGTAGACAACGACTAAGCCGGCACCGCCATTGCCACCAGCCGCAGCTGCGCCGGTAGTGGCCTGAGCGGCTCCCCCACCGCCTGCACCTTTCGACGCCGAGCTACCGCCCGCTCCGTTAACACCAAAGGCCCCACCAGATCCGATCGGAGACGCAGCGCCCACACCCCCAAAGGAGGTGCTTTGGTTCGGGCTCGTCATGCCGAACCCGCCTGGTGCGCCCGAGCCAGAGAAGATGTTGCCGGCCGTTGTGACCGTGCCGCCTGTGGGAGGCTGAGTAAAAGTCACGGTTGTGAACGCGCCGCCCGTATTGCCGCCGCTACCGCCGCCGCATACGATCAGCGTGCCGAAGCTAGAGGTTCCGCCTGCCGTGCCCGCATTGGCTCCGGCCGCGCCGCCGGATCCTCCCGCGCCAACCGTTACGGTCACACCGGAGAAAGCGGAGGTGATGCGCCCTACGCTGTACGCGCCCGCCGCGCCGCCGGCCGCCGCATCGTAGTTGCTGGCACCAGGCGAACCCACCCCGCCGCCGCCACCACCACCGCCGAGGACGGCAACGATGACGCTGTTCGTCCCGGGTGTCGGTGTATAGGTGCCGCTCGAAGTGAAGACCTGAACGCCAATCAGCGTGCCGGTCGGATATCCCCATACCGGATCGGACGACGCACCCGCACTGATGAGCGCTTGGCCGGCCGTGCTCGGGGCGACCTGCGTAATCGCGCCCGTCCCATTTCCGACTTGCACCGCATGCGCTGTACGCGTTGCAAGCCCGCTGCCGCCTTGCGATACGGATAGCGGTGTCGTCAGTCCGGAGAGCGAAGTGATATTCGCGTTCGCGCCGCTCGTAGCGATCGACGAATTGCACTGAAAGCCCGAGCCGTTCGTCCACTGCAGCGCTTGCGCCGCGCCGTTGCAGCCGGCCACAGAAATCGCGGTAACGCTTGCCGTCGAACCCGTCGCATTCCCCAGCAGCGTATTGGCGCCGGCCTGCGCCAGGTTGCCGTACGTGATGCCGTTAGTGAGCGACTGGAAGGCATACGTGCCCGCGCCGGTGCGCGTCAGAAAGCCCGTTGACGAGAAGCCGCTGATGTTGTCGAGCGCCGTACCGCTTGCGGCACTAGCGTTCGTGCCACCGTTTGCTACTGGAAGGATCCCAGTGAGCGCAGTAGCAGAGACGTTCCCCCAAGTCGGAGCACTCGATGCGCCGCTGGAGATAATCGCCTGACCGGACGTCGATCCGGTTGGTGTGAGCAACTGAACCGGAATCGTCGTCGCGCCAAACGAAACCGAGGCAAAAAGTGCGAGAAGCGCAGAGATCATGCGTTTCATGTTTTATTCCTTTTAGTAGCGTGCCTTGATGGTCATTTTCGAAAGCGCTCCGCCGCCCTCAGTCACGGTGCCGCCGCTGGTCTGAGTGACGCGGATATCAACGGTGTCGCCAGAATTGAGATCGCCAATTTCGATGAACCCACCACCGAACCACTGATAGGTCGTCGTCACATACCGCATCTTCTGCGCTCCGTTCACATAGACGTCGACCGTGACAGCGTTCGCCGTCAGCGTGGCAAAGTAGACGGCGGCATGGACTTCCACGTCCTTGAGCGCTTGCGGAGCCGTGAATTGACCTGTCGAGGTGTTGTAGCCGTTGGAAAAACGCCCGGTAGTGTCGGCGTTATTCAACACGCCCGTGTATTTGACAACGGTCAAAGCACCGCTCGTGAAGGGCTGGCTTGCCGTGGTATTGACTTCGAGAATCCGGCGGTGCGAGAAATGAACGATGCCGCCAGTGATGCCGGATAGCCCCTGCACGAAGTTCGGGCCGAACGACACGTCATCGCAATACACGTCGCACGAGCCGCCGCACGAGATATTGGCGAACGTGCGCGCGACCGTAGCGTGAAAGTAGTTGCCATGAAAAATGAGACGCCCGATGAACGTGTTATCGGTCTGCACGAAGGCGAAGGCGTTCTGCGTATGAACGCAGTTGCAGCCGATGAACTGAATGCACCCTTGCTGCGGCGAGCCGTTGCCGCTCGTGTTCAGGGTGGTAGCCAGCGGGCAGGCCGGCTCCAGGACGGCGTTGCACACAGAAATGTTGCCGTAGAGCACGATGCCTTGAGACACCGACACGAGCGGCTGAATTTCGACGAGCGAGCCCGTCGATACCGCCGGATGCAGCAATTCCCCGCCGGTGATGTTCACCGTCGCGCCGATGGCGATGACCGTCTTTTGCGTGAGCGCTTGCCATCCCGCATTGCCGGAGCCATAGCCCGAGATCAGGTTGGCGCCCTGCACGTTCACAACCGTCTGCACGCCCATGGCCTGCAGCGCGACCGGGCAGCCGTACGTGTAGCCGCCGCGCATGTTGATCTCGCTGACCTGATCATCGGGGCGCGCCGTGTTGCCGAAGGCGTAGCCGACCTTAGCCGCGACGACCGGCATGTTGGCGAAGTCCAGATATGCGACGGTCTGGCTCGATCCGGTTGTGTATGCGTGAACGCCGTAGCTGTAGTTCGTGTTGTAGGCAGCGTTGATGACGAGCCTGCCATTGATCGTGACGTCGGACGAGTTGATCAGCTCGAGCACGCAATCTGTGGCTGACGTCGCGATGCCAACGAGCGAGCCGCGGCCCTGCAGTGCCATGCCGTTTGCACCGGAGAGCGTGACCTTAGTCACCGAGAAATTGCCGGTGACGTCGAGCGTCAGATTGCTGGCCTTTGCCCAGGCGAAGGCATTCATGATCTGCGTCGATGCATCCGTGCCATCCGTCTTCGCGCCAAACTGACCGAGGCTAACCACATGCGTTTGAGCGAGCAGCCAGCAACCGGTAGCGCCGCCGTACGTGGAAGCTATGATCGTGCCGCCGTTTGCCAGCGACTGCGAAGTCGATGCACTGTAGTAATAGCCCCCGCCACCAGCATCGCCGGGCAGGTAGTAGCCTGTAGCGAAAGCTCGCGTGTAGATGGCGGGGTTGAGCGCGGCCATCTCTGATAGCGAGCTACACATGCGTCCGAGCACGTTGCCCCACGAGAGCTGTGCATCGCCCACCGTTCCTGCAGCTGGCGTGTAGATTGAAAGCGTCGTGCCGCCAACGACGTCGACGTTCTGCACGCCTACCGGAATCGCTGCGTTGAATACGATCTGCGTGCCGCTGATCGTATAGCTGTCCTTCTCCTGATAAGCCCCGTCGAAGGCCACAAAGACATTCGCTACATTGCCGTACGCCTTTGAGAGATTGAGCGTCGTCGTGACGCCCGCGGTAAAGTCCGTGCCAGCTTTGAACCCCGGCTTACCATTGCTGCCGAGTTCCGCCGTCAGGTTGCCGGCACCTACGCTTGCCGTGATCGGATAAGTCGCTACGTTGCCGTTCGCATCAAATCCGACCAGCGTCAATGCGCGCGCGGGCGCGGGTGGAAACGTCAGATTCAGCGTGGGATCGCTGGAAGGCGTTTGCAGCGAATTGGCGATCTGCTGGGCAAGTTGCTGGATGGCCAGCATCTCGTAATCGAGCGCACCCTCGACCGCATCGGGGAAATAGTTCGACTGGTTCTGCAGGTCGGTCAACTGCTGCAGCGGTACCGTGCGCACGAGAGTAAGCGTCGTGCCCTGGGCGATCGGCGACCCCGAGAGTGGATAGGTGATCGTGCCGCCGTTCGGCAAGCCCAGCCCGGAAACCGAGAACGACGAAGACGGGATCGTCGTCACAGAGCCACCAGACGTCAGGGTAAGCGTGATCTGAGAGACGTTGCCGATCTCAAAGTTGAACGGCCAGACGGTCGTGGATCCGTTGCCCTGCCAAATGGCTTTGTTGCTCGTTGTCGAGATCGTCATGTCAGGTCTTCATGGTTTTTCTCCTTGTGCTGTCCAATGTGCGCGGATAGGTCGTGTGAAGGATGTACCGTTCTCGGCGCTCAAGGCTGGGTTTCGGATTGGGCTTCGGCTTCTTCTTGCATCTGCTGCATCCGCTCTAAATCTTCGAGCGGGGCGATTTGCTGGAACTTCGAGAGGCGATTGCGGTTGAGCCGTGCTTGCGGGTTCATCGCGTATTTTATGGTCGCCCGCTGCTCTTGGGGTGTGAAATGCGCGCCTTCCATCTTCTCGATTGCGTCCTGCATGTCGCCGTTCTTGATGTCTTGCTTGATGCCAGGCATGGCGCGCGTCACTTCGTCCTGGTGCCGCTTCTCTGCGTCGAACATAACACCCACTTCGGGGCCGCCGGGCGCGCCCTTGGAGAACGTCATGCCGAGCAATGGACCCACGGTCTTGAGCGCATCCACCTCGTCGCCGTGGCCGCTCATGAGGTGATAGCCCGCGACGATCGAATCGACCGGTACTTGCTCTTGCAGAATGTTCCAGGTGATGTTGCCGACGGCGTCGAGCATTCCCTTAAGGCCCGGCTCGTTCTCGTCGTAGACCTTCTGGCCGAAGCCCTTGTCGTTCGTGAAGGCTTGGATGAGCGGCCGCGCGATCGTGCCTTGCTTGCGCTTGAGCATCTCGATCGGGCTTGTGAGATAGCCCTGGAATTCCTCGCCGATCTTGCCGGTCGGCAATCGCACGTAGACCGCGGTGCCGTCCGGTTGCGTCTTGAAGAAGATGCGGTTCTCCTTACCCGGCTCGTTTCGCGACTGCGGAAACAGTGTGTCGAGCCGCAATGCATCCGCCGGATTGGACTCGGCGCGCGTGAGGTAATCCTTGAAGCGCATCGCGTAGCCAGCGAGGATCGACGGTACGCTTTTGTCGCGCTGAATAGCGTCCATCGCGTTCTGCATGATGGCGTTGCCGGCGTACTGTAGCGCAATGTCCATGACGAACGCATGTATCGCCTTTTGCCGTGCTGCGCTGACTGCGGCCACACGCCCCGCTTCCCCGGCGTCGCGCAGGATCTGCGCTTGCACGTCGCGCGGCAGGCCCGTGAAGACGTCCTTCATGGCACCCAGGTTGCCAAGAGTGAACGTGCGGGAGAAGAGTGCGAGGTTCGCGAACTTGCGCGCCATGGCGCTCATCGCCTCGTTCGGCAGCGCGCCGGCGTAGCGATTCGCAAAGTGCGCTGCCAGGCGCGAGGCTGTCTGCGGACCGACGCCCTTGCGGATCATGTCGCGCTCTAGGTTCGTGAACAGGCCCATTTGCAGGTCGGCCACGCGATCCCACAGCAGCGTGTTGTGCCAAACATCGCCGGCCTTGTCGACGGCCGCCTTGATAGCGTTGGCCGCTCCTTCGGCACCCTCGAACCCGGCTTTTGCCGCAAGCGTAGCCGGCGCGGCGGCAACCTGCGATGTAAGGCTGCGCCCGGGCTTGATGTCCGGTTCTTCGATGAGGCCGGTGATGTCCTGATTGAAGAATCGATGCCCGATCGGCACGAGCCCCGCGTCGAGCGCGCGGCGCATCGTCACCGGGTCGTGTTTCGCGGCATTGCCTTCGAAATAGACGCGGCCAGTGAGCACCTTGCCAGGTAGCGCCGGCAGCGCGCGCCCCCACTCCACCATGTTGTGGATGAGCGGCGAGTACATGATGACGCCCATCGTCTTGCCCTTGAGCGCCATCAAGCTGTTATAGATAGCGCCCGACTTCTCGGTCATGATCGCTTTCAGCGGCCCCTCGAACTCCTTGCTGATGTAGAGCGGCACGCGCTCAAACGTCTTCGTGCCATCCTCGGCAGAGGCGAATCGGTACGTCTTGAATGACGGATGATCGACCGTGAAGAACTCGGGCTTTTCGCCGGTGCTCACGAGTTCCTGCCCGGTTTGCAGGCCGATCTCCTTGATGCGGTTGACGAGCTCACGCCCGGCGATCGCCTTCTCGATGCGCGCCATTGCCATCGGCATCGTGCGAATGTCCCGCACGACCTGCGCGCCCTCGCCGAACTTCGCCTGCGCCGCCGCTTCCGTCTCGGCCGTCGTCGCATGCTTGCGCCCCTTCAGGGAACCGGCGCTCGTCGAGATATTGCCGCCGCGTCCTTCGGCGCTCGCTGCGCGCTCCATCGGCGGCGCACTCACCTCGCCGTCCTTGCTGATCATGGCGATCATGCGCGGCGTCCAGTAGGCCACGCCTTCGCCCTGGAACATGCCGACGTCGCGCGCGCGCTGAAGCAGCGAATTGCCGTACTGGCTGAGCGTCTCGACCGTATTGCGCTCGTCGTCGGTCAACCGGCCAAGCCCCTTGGTCGGGTCGACGATGCCGTGCGTGCGCAGATCGTTCTCCTCGTCGGCCGCGTTCCACATCTTCTCGCGCTGCTCTTTTGTGTAGCCGCGCTTGAGCAAGTCGTCGAACGCAGACCACTGCCATTGCGCCTTGCGCATCGCGTTGGCGGCGTCCTTGGCGACAGCCATCGCGCGATCAGAGCCGGCCGCCATTGGCGCGGTCTTCATCTGGATATCGCGCACCCCGGCCTCGAAGGCCGTGCCGACCTTCTGCCCGACGTCCGTTTGCATGACGCGGCCGCCCAGATCCTTGAGCGCTTCGATCGCTTCGTGCGGCGCCAGGCCCGAGTGCATGAGGGTGATATCGCCCTTGCCTGCTTCGTAGGCGTGGGAGAGAGTCGGCTCGATGCGTCCGAGCAGGTCAGGCTCTCCCTGCGCTTCCGGTTTTTCACCCTCAGCCGCGGGGGTTTGCTCCGGCGATAATTCGGCGGGTTTCTGCGCTATTTCCGCCGCAGATGGCGCTTCCTCCTCAATAGGCCCGGGCACCGGCGTTTCCGGCTCCAGCGGCCGAATCGCTTTCATCGCGTCGCTGACCGGAACGCCAACCTGAGCCCGGCGCATGTATGGCTGAAACGCTGCTGGCACCGAGACGTCCGGATTTTTCATCTCTTCGCCGATCGACGGATCGATGCGCGTTTGCTCGAGCGCCGTGGCGGGGCTGATGCCGGTCTGCGAGTACGTCGCGCGCAGGCTGCTCTCCACCGATGCCACCGTCTCCGGCTTGGCGTCGGCTCCAGCAATCTGGCGCGCCGCGTTTTGCATGTCAGCGCTCGTGACGCGCTCGCCGGCCATCTTGCGGCCCAGTTCGCCGAGTAGCAAGGCGGGCAGCGTCTGGATCGCAGCAGAGGTAAGAGCGCCGGCCCAGGCGGCTGTCTTCGGCCCCGCTCCGTGCGCTTGCAGAAAGTCGGCAACGTTGTAGCCGGCGGGCAGGCTCTTCTCGTTCAGGTATTCGAGCGGGGCCTGCGCGGCGCTGGCGAGCCGCTGGCCGGCTTGGGTATGCGGCTGGTATGTGAGAGCGTGCGAGACGTTCTCGGCGATCTGCTCGGGGTCCACGTTCGCGCCTAGCGCCTTCGCAGCAAGACCGGCCGCGCCGGAAACGATGTAGCCGGGAAAGCCGAAGATCGCACCGGTTGCGACGTTCGCGGCAGCTTCGAGCGGCCCTACCACCGTCCCGATATCCATGGCATCTTGCGCACCGGCTTTCCCGAGAGCATGCCCGAACGCGGCCAATCCAGAGGTCGGCAGCCCGTTGCTCGTGTTGTGGGCGTCGATCAGTGCATTGCCGGCCGCTTGCGCAAAACTGCGGTTTGCCTCAGCCATGTCTGGCTCGCCCTTCGGTGCGCCCAGATAATTCGTGATCTCTTGAGGGCTGAACCCGGCCTGAGAGAGCTTCGTGCTTTCGCTTGCGCGATAGTCACTGATCTCCTCGGGCGAGAACCCGGCGGCCATGAGCTTATCCATCGTGCCCATCAGTTCACCCCCGTGCGTGTCAGATAAGCCTCGGGGGACTCGCCGGGCATACGCGGGGCGACGCCTTGCGGCTGGATGCCGTTTGCCGCAGGCTTGGCGATGCCGACGCCCTTGGGCGGCAGGAACGACATGACGCGCTCGGGCTTGAGCACGTAATCCGGGTTGGTCGGATCGAACAGGGATTGCGGGTCTTTGCCGGCCTTCCGGTATGCCGCGATGTTCTGGTCCAGTGCGTAGCCGAAGCGATACGCGGCTTCCTGGCCGAGCTCGGGATTGGCAGCCACTTGCAGGTTCGCCGACAGCATGCGCTGCGCCGTTTGTTTGACCTGGTTCGTTTGCTTCAGGAACGGGTTCGCTTCTGGCGAATTCAGATCCTTCATCTGCGTGATAAGGCGGTTGGCGTCCGTGTAGTTCAAGCCGTGCGCGATGAGCGGCGTAATCTGCGTCGGGTCCGTGATCTTGTTCGGGTCGCCAGTCGGCAGGTTGATGCGCGAAAGCGTGTCGTTGAACACCTTCGGATCGGACGGCGTGTACTCGCCCGAGGCCCGGCGCAGGTTGCTGCGGAACACCTCATTCACGCTCAACTGATCGCGCGGCGTGAGCAGCGCGTAGGTCTGCTGCAGCGCAGGCGGCAACGCGCTTACGGACTGCGCGCCCGACTTGATCGTCGCGTCGAGCACCTGCGTCATGTTGCCGTAGTCGACGCCGCGCGAGGACTGCAACTGCTCGGACCATTGCCGCTGAGCCTCGGAGACGACGCGGTTCGCATAGGCTCCATCGCCCGGGCGACGCTGCTCGGCGGCCGCACGCGCCGCGCTGATAACGGCACCTTCGCTGCTGGCAATTTGATCGGTCGTGAGCGGAGCCGGCGCACCGCCCCCGTACAGCCGCCCGCGCACCGCGGCGAGGTTGGCAACGTACTGATCCGTGTTCGGCCCTTGCGCGTTCGTCGAGCCGCCGTAGTAGGCCCGGTCCACCTGGCCGCCGACCGCATGCGCTGTCGCGCCGGCTTTCACCATCAGGCGTGCCATACCGTCGATCGCCTGCGCCGGATCGCGCGGGTCGACCCCGAGCGCCTTGGCCGTATCCGGCATCAGTTGCGCCAGCCCGATCGCGCCTTGGCTGCTGACCGCATTCGGGTTCATGCCCGACTCCGCCACCGCGCGCATCTTAAGCTCGGTCGGATTCAGGTTGTATTGCGCCGCCACCTTGTTGAAGATCGGGTCAAACCCAGACGGCTTTTTGACCTCGGCCGCGATCTGCTCGATCCGGTTCTGGTCGTAGGGCTTGACCGTCGGCGCGTTGTAGTTGGGCGGCAGCGCACCCGGGTGAGCCTGCCCGAGGGCGCTTGCTACCGCGCCCGACGCATCGCTCGCGGCGTATTGCGTCTGCGTCGTCTCGTTCAGCACGCGCTCGAGGCTATAGCGCTGCGCCGGATCGATCATGCCGACGTTCGCGTTGTAGAACTTGGACGCGGCGATCGGGTCGCGCAGCGCAAGCTGCTGCGTACGATCGACGTAAATCTTCGAGAGATCGGCCTTACGCTGCGCCTCGGCCGCCTCGTTGTCCAGCCCCATGATGCGCGACGAGCGCAGGCTGGCCTCCTGTGTGGCCGCCAGCGCGTTCGCCCAGACGTTCGGATCGTCCGCGCCGTTCACCGCGGCCTGCTGATTGAGTGCGACCGACGAGCGCGCCTCGGTGTGGTCGTAGACGATCTGCTGCTGCGCGGCGTGCGCGCCCATCCGATCGACGGCACCGCGCAATGCCCATCGGCCCATCTGATCGAACATGCGTTGCGCCGCGGGGTTCAGTTGCCCGCGCGCGTTGTCGAACGCCTGCTGCAATTGCTGCTGGTAATTGCCCTGCTGCTGCACCGCGTCTTTGCCGAGCAGCGTATTAAAGCCGGTGACGCCCTTGTCGGCGTTCCCGTTCATCAGGTCGCTCGCCTGCGTCTGGAACGTGTTGAGCGCCGACATGCTCTGCCGCTCGTTCGCGTACTGCTGCATCAGCAACGTCGTCTGCGACGTCTGCTCGCCGGCCTGAGCGAGCGTTTGCCCCATGCCCTGCACCGCGCGACCTTCGAGCGCACCGAAATCCTCCGGGCTCGCGTCGATGCGCCGATACGGCAGCGCGCCTTGAGAAAAGACGCTCTGTTCGGTAGGAAGCGGAATCGAAGGCATTAGCCGAACACCCCTTGCGAGTTAAATGTCGTCCACTTGTTCGCCACCGACGACGCGCCCCCGATGAGCGAGGAGAACGCGCCGAGCGCGCCGGCTGACGAGGCACTCGCTGACTGAGACTCGAGCAACGATGCCTGGCCCGAGAAGTCGTTGCCCTGTGCCCGGAAGCCGTATGCCGTGCGCGCCGCATTGTTGCGGATCGTCTGCGCGTCGAGTTCGCCCAGCGCCGCGGTGTCGCCTTGAATGCGCCGCGACGAGCCTTGATTGGGGTCGATGCCGGCGGCCGCCGTAATGGCGCGCTGCTCGGAGATCACTTGCGCGGTCTGCTCCCGCTTGGCCGCTTCCTGCTGCTCGCCCTGCTGAAGCGCGACCTGTGCATTTTGGTCCGCGATCTTTTGGTTGTTCAGCGCGACTTGCGCCTGATAATCGGCCGCCTGAGACTGCGCAGACGCCGACTGCGCGGCGCCATAGGCTGAGACACCCGCCGAGACGGCGGTTAGAGCGAGTGCGGCATAGGGTAGTGCGGCGACGCCCATTTAGTTTTTCTCCATCCAGAAATGCCGAAGCCCATCGCGCTCGGGCTCGATGTTAAATCCCAACCATTCGATCCAGGCGAGCGCCCGGGTATAGCGCGCGTCGGTAAAGTTTTCCAATCGATAGGCGACGTCGAGCGCTCGATTCAAGATGCGCCGCGTGGCACGACCGAATGCGATCGGATGGCGTTCAACCGCGTCGGTCGTCAGTATCCAGGGCACGCCCACGCCGCTCGCGAGATCCGGCATCGAGAGCCCCAGGACCGCCGCTGGCTCGCCGTCGATCACGATGCATTCGCTCGCAAACGAATCGCGCATCGAGCGCTCGATTGCCTCGACGCCGTCCAAGCCGAGCAGGAGCACCTCGGCCGCGTCGCCAGCGCGCAGCCGTGCGCCGACATAGCGTGCATCCTCCAGCGTCGCGGTGCGTAACGTGAGCATCAGGTATCCCCCATCGAGAGGTAGGGCATAAAGCCCAGCACAGTCGCCGGCAGGGGATTGTCTTGCACCACGGCAATCTGGCCTTTCTCGTTAAAGTTCGGGTCGAGGTTTATGAGTTCGTCCCCCGTCACCATCGGCTCGGGAAAGCCCATCGGGATTGTCGTGCGTTCCTTGATCTCGTAGAGCGCCTGCCCGAGCGGCCCGACTTTCAGCCCGCGCGTGTTGGCCACACGCAGGATTACGCGGCTGATCTTCTTGCGCTTGCCCTGCACCGTCGGCTCCTGCTGACTCGCGACATCGATATAAAGGCTGTCGATCTCGGCCGTGTAAGGCAGCCCCACGACGATCGCATCAGCCGCCTCGGTAAGCGTGATCGATCCGTTCACCACCGTCTGCTGAGGCTGCACCCCGCCGTTTGCCAAGCAAGCTACCGTGCGTCCTTCCAGGTGATCCAGGCCCGAGACGGTCTTGACCGGCATCGTCATCGACCATTGGCCCGCCGGGACCGGCCAAGGGCTCGTCAAGGGTTGCTCCAGATTCACGGTGATCTGCGTCGCGGAGTTGACCTGCGTCACGGTACCGACGCCGCCGGATATGCGCACGGTCTTGCCGACGTCCTTCGCTGCGTCGAATACGGATGCTGAGGCGTTGATCGTTATGTTCTGCTGCACAATCGGCGTGATGACAGCACCTTTCCCGACGCCGGTCGGATCGGTGACGACGATCTCCGGGCGGATCCAGCCCGAGCCAGGCGTGCACGTAGCCGCGGTGATGACGCCGGCTACGATCGTAAGCGTAACGCCCGAGCCGCTGCCGCCTGCCTGCGGAATGGTTGCGCCGCCATCAATGACGGTCGCCACGGTCTGCGCAGAATAGCCGGAGCCGCCGTAGACAACGTGAGCGTTTGCGGCCAGCGTCGATTGCCCCTTTTCGGACGAGGGCGTCGCTGTCGCCTGTGGGTAGCTGAGCGGGTAAGCCAGCCCGGCATCCACGAACCACGCCTGCGTGATATCGGTGAACACTCGGCTCGCCATGCGCTCGACGTAGTTCACGTACTGACCGTTCACGAGGCGCTGCACGACGAGATACACCGCGTTTTCGCCATTCTCGACTATCGAACAGATCGATTTGACCAGGCCGTCTGTGACGTGCTGGGCCCAGGCGATGACGTTCTGCGATGGCAGATAGGTGAGAGAAAGCAGGATGCCGTCGTCGCGCACGCACCAAAGGATGCGAAACGGCTGCTCGGCCCACGCCCATTCGACAATCTTGTGGCCGAACACGAAATGATTCGAGAGCAGCGTGAGCTCGTTATCGGCCCGGAACAGATTCTTCAAGAAGTCGTACTGCATCGCGCGCACGGTCGATTGCAGGTTTTGCACGAACAGAATCTCAAAGTCGATCACGATCGGCGGCACATCCGAACAGCCGTACGCGCTTTGCGGCCGCGCCATCACATTGGATGGCGTCATGGCCTGCGTCGTGTCGCCCGTGTCGATGCGCCACACGTTCGAGCTTGTCATTGCGAGCAGAACATTGAGCGGCACCAGATGCTTGATCGCGTTGACCTGCTGCGCCTCGAGCGATACATCGATGGAGTCGTCCGCGCGCGTCGGGCTCGAATAATCCATGTTCGTGTAGTCAGCGCTGCGCGACATGACCAGGCGCACCGGTTGCGATGCCGTGCCGCCGTACACCTGTCGGCCCTGATAGTAGGTCGTGGCGCCCGGCCAGTTCGTACCGGAGAACGGATTGTTCGCGAGAGGCGGCGTCTTCGTGAAGTCGGGCGTGATGTTCGAATCGACGAAGCTCGTGGTCGTGGTCGATCCGACGAACCCGAATAGGGATCCGCTCGAAGCGCTACTACCCGGAACCTCGGCCTGCCGATAGACGTTGTACGCCGTGATGCCGGAACTGCTCGACGCGGTCCACGAAACGGTTTCGTGCACGCCGGCCGTCGTCGACATCGTATTGGAGTTGGCCGCTGTCGCCACGGCGCTGGCCGCGCTCTCCGTCACGCCGTTGGAGCCGACGGCAGTGATGACGTAGTTGTAGCTCGTGCCGGCGCCGGTCGCGGACGGCGTGGCTGTGGGTGAGGTCGGTGCGCTCAGGGCAGGTTGAAACGCGAGCGGCGTAAAGGTCCAAGCGTTATCGGCGGTGCGCGTGAGTTGCGACTGTTGATAGAGCGAGTGCGTGAGCGTCATCACGTCGGCGCTCTGCGTGAATTTGAGCACCGCCAGGTCATTCGGATCGTACGGCACTGCCAAGGTATAGACGGTCGAAAGCGAACCGCCCCCGCCGTACGTGCCGTAGTTCGTGGTGTCGATCGGATTGCCGAACAGGTCGTATAGCTGAAACGTCTTCGTGCCGGTGTTCAGGTTCGTCACGATGGCAAACCGCCCCTGCAATCGGGGCAGGCCAGTGATGCCCGAGAGCCATACCCAATCGGTCGGGCTCGGATCGCTGCCTGTGTACGTGACGACGCCGGGTTTGGAGTTCGATATCGCAGTGATCGACTGAGCCGGATTAAGCACCGCAGCGCCGTTCGTGAAAACGCGCATGCGCCCGGTATTGGCCGATGCCGTCCCGCCCGATGTGTACGCATGCGTAAAGGTGCTTCCAACGAGGTCGACATGCGAACCGTCAACGACCGAAATCGGCCAGGTCCCATTGGCCTCGACCGTGCCCAGCACGCCCGAAACCGTCAGGCGGTTGCCGTACATGAGCCCGGCGGTGGAGTTCAATTGCAAACGAATTGCGCCGCCGTTGTTTGCCGCGCCGGTGACGGTACCGGAGAATGCGGGCCCAGCGCCGAAGCACAGCGCGTAGGTCTGCAGCGTTGAGAACGTGAAAGGGATCAGGCGCGAGGTCAGCGTCGAATCGAGGCACTGCAATGCGTATTCAGTGCCGGCGCGATTGCTCGCGCCGCCGCGGAAGTCGACAAAGAAGTTCTTCATCAGCGCCGCGCCGCTGTGGTACTTCGCCATGTCGACGCGGTCCCACAACTGCGGCGACAGTTCCCCGGAGCTAAAGCTGAACTGATTGATCGGCTCGCTCATTCAGATCACCAATGTGAGCGGGAACGGGTCGACAAACCACCCCGCGCCTGGCATCTGTGCCCAATCGCTGAGGATGCCGCGCACGCGAATCCAATCTGGCGTCTGGTCGATGATCGTGGGGCCTTCGTTGCCGTTCATGCCGGCCGCCTCCCGCGTCATTGCCGCGGCGTGCTGAAACAGCGACATGGCGTGCTGCTTGTCGCCGGTGAGCGGTCCAGCCAGCCGCGCTGCTAGGTAGTAGGTCAGCGCGTCGACGAACATCGGATCGAACAGATTCGGGTTCGACACGCGTACGGTGTAGACGAGCTGAGCCTGCGGCACGTTGGTCAGGATGACCGGGATGGCGTTGCCGGTGACGTCGTTGTCCTGCGCCACGATGAAGCGAGCCATCGGCATCTGAGGCTGAGGCGGCTGCCAGTCGCCGTTGATCGATGCGCCAGCCGGGTTCGTCATCTGCGGCAGCACGCCGTAGGCGAGCACGCAATCGGACGGATAGGCGTATTCGTACATCCACGGCTGAGGAACCGGCTGAGGCGGCGTAAGTGTCGCGTCGTTGAGCAGCGCGAGATTGATCTGCTTACGCGCGAAGTTCCAATGCGCCGCGCGCAGCACCGCTTCCTTCGCCTGCTCGTAGTGTCTAGCGCATGCCTGTCCCTCGGCCGAGTTCTCGCCAATCGCAGAGATCGATGAGCGGCAATGTGCCGCGTCAAGCGCGAGATTGCAGATCGCTACATCGGAGGTTGCCACGCCCATCGCTTAGCCCTTCCCGTACAGCTTGTTGGCGTTCTTGCTGTAGCGTTCGGCCGCGTCTTCCTTCGCCTCCTCGTCTGGCAACTCCTCGAGCGCCATCTGCTGAATCTGCACGCTCATGCACTTGTCGACGCCGTACTCGATCGACTCGGACGTGCGGCACACCTCGCCGCACACGTAGAACGCGATCTGAGAGCCGAGCGGGGGCAGTTCCTCGATGCCGAGCTTTCGCAGTTCGACGAGATCCAGCGTGAGGCGCAGACCGCACGGATAGGGGTTCGTTGCGTATTCCTCGGGCGAGTAGTCGTCGGGCCCGCGTGCCATATCGACAATCTTCGAATCAGCCATGCTGGGCTCCTTACGGTGTGAGCGCGTAAAAGAAGTTGGTGCCGTCGCAAAACGACGTGTAATGGCTAGGGGGCGTGGACACAGGCGTGAGAACACCGCCGACGAGGTGCCCCGCAATGACCTGAACCGCCGGCTGTTTGCCAAAGAGCGTCTTGTACATTTGCGTGGCGCGCGGCGTTGGGATGGCGTTGATCGTTTGGCTGTCGACCGTTTGCGACTTATTGACCGTCCAGCTTGAGCCGCTGCCGCCCGTAATCTGGGTCCCCGGCAAAATCGGAATGTGGTTCACCGGATCGGCGCTGACGATGAAATGGTTCGTCGCAAGGTGGCCGCTACCTTGCGTGAAGGTCCCGGTCGTGAGTGTTGTGCCGGAAATCGAGCCGGTGAAGATCGGCAGGTCCGTTCCCTGCATAGGCGCGTTGGGGCCGCCGGACCACGAATTCCAATAGCAGTGATGGTCGACGTTTCCTTGGCTGAACCAGAAGTACATCGCCTTGATGAACTCCGGATTGTCGCCGTGTCCGTTCGAACCACGATCGCAGGACCACTCCGGATAAGCTTCCGGCTTATTGTGAGCTTGAGCAAAAGACCGCAATTCGCTCAGTCCGCCAGCAATAACGCCACTGCCGCCATTGAGCAACGTTGACCATCCGCTGTTGTACGAGTCGTAGAAGTCGCCGCCGATGATGTCGACGTATGAGTCGCCAGGGTAAGCAACGCTCCAATCGGAACTTGAACTGGACGGATCTATATTCCGACCTGAAGACGGGCACCACAAAAACCTCACATTTGGTGCATTCGCCCGAATAAGCGGCACCACGCGCTTCCACGCGTTCTTAAAATCGGTGATCGTATTCCACGCCGAATTACCGCTGCCGTATCCCCATTGATACCAGTCGCCGTTGAACTCCCACCCAAGACGGATCACGACCTGGCTGTGCAGGCTTCCGAGGTTGTTGTTTAGGTTCTGGCCAAGCTGCGTCCAATACGTGTCGCCTGCGCCGGCCGCCACATCGGATAGCTTGACTCCAGACGAACTGACGCTAGTGAACGGGCACAGTCCAATCGACAGAATCTCCTGGAAGTTCGGCCCCTTCGACAGCCACGTCTTGGTCGCGCTCATGAACGAGGGCGACGCGATATGCGCCCACGTGTCGTAGGCGCCGAACACCGTGCGCGTATAGATCTGCTGCCCGAGCCACGTGCTGAACGAGTCGTACTGCGACGTCGTGGTGTCGGATACAGAATGCATCCCGATCCTGGCCGTCATGGGTTCACCACTTGGACGGAGTAGCTTTCGACCGCGATGGTGTCGGCCGCGTTGGCGAGCGTCGCGGTGAACACCAGGTTTTGCGCAACGGTCGTATCCACCGACAGGACGGTCGGCGCAGTGCCCGTCGTCGTGTACGAGTTGATCGATGGCCAGACGATCTGCTGATTCGTGACGTTCCGATTGGCGATGCGGATCTTCACGCGCACGCCGGCTTGCGTCGTTTGGGTTGTCGTGAGAACGGTCTGACCGCCGAAGGTCACAGCGACGGTCTTGTTGTTCGCGTTGTTCGTGAACGAGAACTGCACGTCGACTTCGAGCGCGCCGTCTGTCGTCAGCGTGTTGCCCTGGATCGGGATCGTAACTAGCGCAGTCGTGGAGGTCGTGCCGGTGACGGAATGGCTTGCACCGTCCTGCGCGATGGCCTTGCCAGAGCTTGATCCGGCTGGACCTTGCGGACCTGTCGGACCTTGCGGGCCAGTCGCGCCGGTTGCCCCCGTCGCCCCCTGCAGGACGAGCAAGCCCCAGTTCGAGGTATTCGTCGGCAGGACGTTCGACGTGTTGGCGACATTGCACACATAGCCAGAGCCGTTGTAGGTAACGAAGTCGTTTACCTGATACGTGGCCGCCGCACTGTAGGCGCCCCGGTAGTTGACGCCTGCTCCTGCGGGACCTGCTGGGCCTGCGGGGCCTGCGGGGCCTTGAACGCCCTGCGGTCCTTGTCGCCCAACCACCGGTATCGGCGTCGTCTCCGGCGGGATCTGATTGCCCGCCATGTCGCGTTCGACATTGTTCTGATCGACGTACCCGACCACAAGTCCATTCGGATCGACGAGCCAGCCGATATGCGGAACAACGGTAAGCTGCGCGTTCGCAAGCAGCGATGAGCACAGAAGCAGCGATGCTAGGAGGAACTTCTTCACGAATTTCATGGCTTAGTTCCCCAGGTATTCAACCGCAAAGCGCGCGGCGTATTGCATAGCCGTTGTTCCCGCCGACGCATACCCCGTCGTGGCAATCTGGATGTTGGTCCCCGCCTTCGCATAGACAGTCACATTTCCCTGCGAAGAGGTGTTGATCGTGTTTCCCGTCGAAGTCGCGCCTACGTTTGCGCTCGGCGTGCCGCCGCTATCGGAGTCGGTCCAGAAGACAGTTCCTTGGGGCATCGTCGAGGAAGGGGTACCCCCGCTTGCCGCCGTGGTGACGATGCCGGTGAAGACCACGCGATACCGGCCGGCTTGACCCACAGGAACCGCATAGATCGTTTGCTGCGCAACGTTTGCCGTTTGAGCCGTGAAATTCAGCGTGGCCACCGTGATCGGGATGCCGAGGCTCGCCGTCGAAATCCCGTTGTAGCTCGTGATCGTGCCGGGAACCGCGAGCGTCGAGGGAATCGAAAGCGTGACGCTGCCCGCGCCGTTCGCCACCGAAATCTGATTGCTCGTGCCGGTGAGCGTCGCTTTTACAGGAGCGGCCCCCGTCGAGCCGATCAGCAGTTGCCCATTCGTCGGCGCCGCGGTGGTCGTCAAAAGACCGCCGGTGCCGGAGTAGAGAAAGCTGTTGGCAGTCAGGCCGCTATCGGTGACGCTCGATCCGGTCAAAGCCGTGAACGTACCTGCCGCTGCGGCTGTGCCGCCGATCGCCGGCGGCGAAGCGAGGTAGGTCGTAAATCCCGATCCGCTCACAGCACCGGTTGCCGAGAGCGTCGTGAAGGAGCCCGCTGCGGCGGCCGTCCCGCCGATGGCGGGCGGCGACGCCAGATATGTCGTGAAGCCCGCGCCGCTGACCGTGGACGACGCGGATAGCGTTGTGAACTTACCGGAGGATGGTGTCGTGTTGCCGATCGCGGCGCCGTCGATCGTGCCGCCGGTGATGCTCGCAGTGCCTGAGGCGCTCCCGCCGCTGGCAACCGCGCGTAACTCCGCGTGAGCGCCGACGCTCATGAAGAGCATCAGCGCAAGAAGGGCCCTCTTCATCACAAGCCCTCCCCGACATAGATACGCAAGGTCGCAGTACCGCTGCCGGCGCAAATCGCGCTGATGTTGCAAGGGACGGTCGAACTCGGCAACGAGAGGCCCACATCCGATCCGGCGAGCACCTCGGTGCCGGTTCGCGCGGCATTCGATGACCCGACCGCCGGAACAGCGGCTACAGCGGTCCCCGTGCTCAGGTGGAGAAAGGCGTGATTCGGTCCTTCGTTCACGATTCGCACATCGTTGGCGACGGCAGGAAGCGCCTGCGAGGCGCTCGCAGCGCTCGTGGCCGAAATGGTGAAGCCCAGCGCATCGGCCGGGAATGGCTGGCGTCTATCGTCCACGTCGCACCTCTCCTGTTACGCTTGCGCGGGCTTGTCGCCGACGATCGAAAGCTGATCGATCGGATTCATGAACTCCATCCGCGCCTTGTGCTTCTCGCACATCGCTCGAGCGGCATCGTTCACCGGCTCCATGTAGTAGGCCGGGATGCCAGCGAACGGCACGATAAGCGGCCGGCGCGGCAGCGAACCGCTCTCGTCGGGCTCAGCCGTCTGATCGAATGGCATTTCTTCGGGGTTGTAGAGGCGCTCGTTCAGATACGCCTTCTCCGTGAGGCGGTACTTCGGCATTTCGCCTGTGCGGGGTTTGCTGGTGACTTCGGGCATGTCCATCTCCAATCAGGAAGGGGCACCCGCATGGATGCCCCGTGTGGGATTTAGTTGTTGACCGAGAAGCCGCTCGGGTAGCCGGACTGATAGCCGGCCGAGCTGACGATCTGATCGGCGCGGCCGAGAACGATCGCAGCCGTCACAGCGCCCGCCGAGAACACGCCGGTACCGACCGTGTAGCTCAGACGCAGATATCGCGGCAGCGCCTTGCCAGCCGCCGGGCGCGGCACATCGACGTCAAGCAGGCGAGCGCCTTGCCCGAGCGCAGCGGCCGCATAGGCAGGCGAGGACAAATACGTGTCCCACGTCGTGTTGTCGGTCGAACCCTGGAAGTTCACCGTCAGCGTCGCGGAGTTTGTGGTCGTGAAAGCGGTGTTGACTAGGCACATGACCTTCGGCGTGATTTGATCCGCATCGCCGATGCCCATGTCGCGAGCAACACCCAGATCGATCACGTTCGTCGATACGCCCGACGAGGTGATCGCGGCTGCCGTATCGAGCAGCAGGTTTCCATCGATAATCATGGTCGTTTCCTTTGCAATGAGGCGGCGGCGTTAGACGACACGCGCTTCGGTCGAAACCAACTGATCGACCGTGCGAATGGGGATGCCGCGGAACGTGGTGATCGGCTTGCCGTCCCACTCCTCGAATCGGAGCAGCAGGTTCGTCTTGTTCAGCGCTTGGATGTCGAGATACGTGCGGATCGTCCGGTTGCAGTACAGCGCGGCGCGTCCCATCGACATTTGGCCGCCCCCGGGCGCATCGGTGCGCTGCTCGGTCGACACCGAGGAAGGCATCGTCGGCACGCGGTGCACGGCGCGGATCAGAGCGTTGATGAGGTTCGCAGCCGAGCCGCCCGACAGCAGCGTCACATCGATGTTGCAGATGCGAACCGCGTAGCGCCAATCGCGCACGGTCATCCCGAGCTCCCACTTGAAGTGAGTCCGGTATGCCTGATACGTGTTGCCGTTGGCGTCCGCGACCGGCCACTCGCCCATGTCCTTGTGCTGCAGTCCCGAGATCTTTCCCTTCGGGAAGATTCCGTGCATCGTGTTCGGCCCCCACACGACCAGCCAGATCGACGTGTTCGTCGAGCCCGTGCCGCCGGCATCGATGACGTTGTTCGCCGTCTGCGCGTTCGTCGTCGTCACCGTGTTGTAGCGCGGCGAGAGGCCCATGAAGCGCTCGGGGTTGACCGTCGTGTTGCCGTAGAAGACCGTCGAAGCCATTTGCTGGCTCATGCCTTCCATGAAGGACTGGTCTTCCGAGAGGCGGAATTCGGCCGTGTTGCCGTTCAGATCGGCGATGTCCTTATCGATCACGGAATACGATTCCATGTTGCCGATGGCGTCGACGATCTGCGCGGTCGTGCTCTTGGCGTTCGGTACGCCGTAGTTGAGCAAACGCCACGTGGCCTGCGGAATGCCCGTGCGTACCGTGGTCTTGTGGGAGGTCGGACCGTTGGCTTCGAGGACGAGCATGTCGTCCATGATTTCATTGGTCTGCGAGAGAAGCTCGACGACGACGGCGATACGGCCATCGTCCTCGACGCGCTTAGCCCAATCTGCGTAGGTAAGCGCCGTGCTGGTCAGCGTTGCCATGATGGTGTTTCCTTATCTTCAGTTCGCTATTGGTTCCCTCCGTCTCTCGTGGTCGTCTCGGATTAGGCCGTGTAGGGGTGTGCCCGTGTTCGCTCGATCGACTGGATTTAGGATTGGGCGTTTCCGCCCGCGCTTGGGTAGAGCTTTGCTGCCGCAGATTTGCCGCCGTCGCTCGAGGTGGGATTGCCTGAGACGTGCGTGCCTTCTGCTAGCGATTTCCCGACGCGCGCGATGAAGCGAATCACCTCGGGATTGTTACCGGCGCCCGTAAAGCTGAACGCCTGACGCAGCGCCTTTTCGGCCTCTGCGTTCGGGGAGAACTGCTTGATCGCGCGCGCGATCGCAGGCAACGTCTCCGTTTCCAACTTGGCGCCCCCGAATTCCGGGTCCGCCTTGATCGTGTCTTGCCACTGCTTTTGCGTGTCGCGCCACATCTCGTACGGCTTGGTGGACGCTTCGGTGATCGCCTTCTGGTGCAGATCGACAAACGCTTGCGCCTGCTCTTGCGAGAGCTTGGCGCTGGCAGCCGCTTCCTTGAAGGCAGCCATCTGCTCGGCATTGACTTCGATGCCTTCGGGCAGCGTGAAGTCTGCGTACTCGATCGGCTTGTCGGGCTCGGCTGGCGTCGCCGACTCGGTGGGCTTATCGGGTTCCGCGGGCTCGTTGGTTAGCGCCGGGGGCGGTTCTAGGGAAGCGGCAGCGGCGGCAGCGCTTCCACCCTGATCCCCGGATGCGTTCCCATCAATTCCCGCGCCTTGTCCAGAAACGCTGACGGAACCCGAATCACCAGCGGCAGATCCACTACCGCCTGCGCTTCCAGCGGCCCCGGAGGCTGCGGAGCTCCCGCCTGATGCACCAGCACCGCCATCGCCACCCCCCGCTTCTTCCATGAGCACCCAGCGGTGCAAGAGTCGTTTGATCAACACGTCACTTCTCCAAAGCCTCGCGCTCCATGAGCGCCCATTGCTCAAAGCACAGCGTCTTTAGCTCGCGCACGATCGTCTGCCCGACTTCGAGCACGCCGACATTCGCGTACGTGGCGCTGTTCCCAGTGAACTGCTTCTTGTCGTACCCGCACTTGTCGTACACAAGGTGATGCATCCAGGCGCGGCCCTGTTTGGTGCTCATGATCTGCACGAGCGTGTCCGCCAGTTCGCGCTGGCGCTGCTGTACGCGCTTGTTGCGCTCCTTGACGTGGACCGGATCGCCCAGGTCAACGGAGACTTCGCGATCGTCTTCGGCGATTTCAGATTGCATTGGCTTCGTTTGCCGGCGCAGCGCGCGCGGCCTCCTCGTTGTCGTGAACCACCGGGGCAAAAATTCGCTCGCCGATGTGCCCGATGTCGGCCGTCAAGTCGACGTCGAGCCAAACCTTGAAGCCCGCAGCGCGCGCGGCCGCGCAAAACCACGTGTCCTCGCCCACCGTGCAAGGCTTCAGTTCGTCGAGCAGGTAGTCGCGCAGCACCTCGGGCGTCGCGTCGTTGCGTTCGAAAGAAGGTGATCGGAAGTATGGTCGGCCCAGGCGCTTAAACACGTCAGCCTTCACGAGCAAGCAGCCCGTCGGCAGCAGCGCAACCTCATGCACACCGCCGTCGACGACCATTTGCTCCGTGCCTGGTAGCGGCTTGACGAGCAACTCGTGCGGCGGTGTGCGGCGGATATAACTCGCCCCGACGACGTTTTTCTCAAGCGAGAGCAACCGGCCGAGCGTCCACGCGGGGAACTTGAGATCGCTGTCGAGGAAGAGGATGTAATCGGGCTCGCCCTTGAGCGCTTCCATGACGAGCAGGTCGCGCGCCTTGTGGATCAGGCTCGATCGATGGTTGATGAGCGTGAGCCGCGCATGCTCGCGGGCAGCCGAGCACAGCATCGCGAGCGACATCGCAAAGCCCGTATGCACGTGGTCGAACGTGGGCAGGCAGACGGCGACTTTCGGAAGCGTGCTCATAGTTCAACCTCGACCACTCGCGTGAAGAGCGAGTGCTTGATGCCTGCGCTTTCGAGCCATTTAGCCTTATCGTCGGGGCCGCTGAAGATCGCTAATCGGCTCACGTAATCATCACGAATGCGCTGGGCCATTTCCTCGGTCGTTGCCGTGATCGGTATTGTGATACGGATTTCTCCAAAAACTGCCTTCACGCTTCCTCCCTGTACGGCACCGCGTTGCACCACGGAGCCATTTCCTTCATAAACGCCGAAGCGAACGCTTCGACGTCACATTCGCGCCCAAACTGCAACGCCCGCTTCATATCGCTGGACCATCCGCCAGCCGGCGAGCCGTGATCGCGCGCCACCTTCAGCGAGAAGTAGACGGGCAACCCATCGTCGGTGCGTTCGATGACGAAGCTCATTGCATCCTCGCTTGGCGTGCTTCCTGTTGAATCCGCGCAAAGTCGACCTCGACCGCACGGCCCTTCTCACCGTCTAGCAGCAACGTCGGTAGGCCCGGATGCGAGATCAGCACTGCGCCGAAGAAGTCGACGATCTGTGAGTGCTCGGTATAGCCTCGCGGCAGAGGCACCACGTAGCGCGCGCCGCGGATCGACACGCCGAACTGCTCGCTGTCGTAGGCCATCTTGACGAAGCGTGCTTCGACGGTCGTCGGCGCTTCGAGGATCTTAGGGACGTCAATCGTCATGCTGGCGCTCCCTGTCCGGTACCGAGCATCGCAGACAGCGCATTCTGGCCGCCGCCCACGTCCGTCTGGCTCATGGTCTGCGCCGCCTGAACGCTCGCCATCGTTGCCTGGAGCATCGACGCTTGCTGCTGCTGCTGGGCACGCTGAGCGCGGATCTTTTGCACCTTCGCGTACGGCACGATGACCTTGGCCGGCACGCCCAGCATGTCCGCATATTCATCGATCATCTCGTCGAAATCGATGTTGTCCAGCACGCCAGGATTGACCGCACTGATGTTGCCGGCGAACGCTGCGAGTCGCTCAAAGCCCGTCGTCATCGCCGCGCGCTGAGCCTGAGCCAGCATCGAGACATACTCGGGCTGGATATGCTTGCCGACCAATTCCTTCGGGATCGGCGGCAGCATCCCGGCGCGCAGCATGATCTGAAAGCACCGATTGATCGCCGGGTCGAGCACCTCGTTCTCGAAACGCTCGAGCACCGGGCCGAGTTGGATCAGCTTCTCTTCCTTGCGCGCGTCGATCTCGGTTGCCGTGCGCACCGTATCAAGCTGGCTGATCATCAGGAACAGGTCATAGAAGAAAACGTTCTTGATACGCCCCTTGACCTCTTCCAGGTCGGCCGTGATCGCGGGCAGACCTTGCGGATTGACCTCGTACACCGGGGAGAAGGAGGGCTTGCCGTTCTGGCCGTAGTTCGCGTACGTCACGCCGCCCTCGATGACCGAGGCCGGCTCGTTCTTCAGCGCAGGGTCCGCAACGAGCGGCGGATTGACAAGCTTGCCGATGAGCTGTGCCTTACGCTTTTGCTCGACCTGCAATTGCTTGATGTCACCCAGCGCGTCCATGCCAGGGCCATTGCCATAGGCATCGTTGCCCACCACATCCCAGCGAGCAGCCATGAAAGGCTTCTCGTGAAAGCCAGAGAGTCGCAGCATGAGATCTTGTCCACTGCCCATCTCCCAAAATCCCTCGCGCCACGGCATGCCATCGATGCCAGGCGCACCGGGCGAAACGGTGTCGTTCGGCTCGATCGCGTGGCCCAGGATGACCTCGCGCGTCAGTTGCGCGCCGGCCGTCTCGATCGCCGAGCGTATCGACGGCGAGCAGTTCTCCTTGCCGAACTCGCGCGCAACCTGCGGGATGGTCTGGACGAACTCGCGGTAGGCAATGTCCACGTCACCGCGCGGTCCGTTCGCAAGGTAGTACTCGCCGAGCGCCCAATTGTGGCAGCGGATGACGTCCTGATAGTCCTCGTACATGACCATCGTGCCCGTGCAGAACACGGACAGGTCCTTGTACATGACGGCCATCGACTGGTAGAAGTTGGAACCGGCGAACACCGCACGCATCGTGTTGGCCACGATGTCGAGCCACAGCCGCACCGGGCCCCACTCGGATAGCTCGTCATCGCCGTGGATCTTCAAGCGGAACCAAGGACGACCGGGCGAGGTGATGCCCGCCATCATGCCGGCGGCAAGCACGCGCGCCGACACGGTGCCCGTCGAATCGATGATTCGCTGATTCATCGGCGAACCGCGGTTCATCTGGTTTGGCGTGATGAGCCACTTGTAGCGGCGCGGAAGGATGTAATCGCTCAGTTCCCGCCAGTGCACCCACCAGCTATACCGATCCGCGCGCAACCCGACAAGGTAATCGTCCCAATGCTGGCGAAGCTTTTGCAACTCGGCCGGGCTCTTGCCGCCGCGCCCACGGCTAGACGCCGCCATCTGAACGGGCGGCGGCTCGCCTGGCAGGCGGTTTTGAGCGAGGGGACGATCGCCGGCCATCGCTTACGCCTGCGATTGAGTAGGTGCGGTGCCCGCGGCGGTCGGAGGCTGGGCCGCACCGTCGCTAGCCGGCTGAGCTACCGGGGCTTCGGGTGCTGCACCGCTGCCGGCGTTATCCACCTCCGGCTGGGATGATTCGAGATTGGCGATGCGCTGCTCAAGCGCAATCAGCCCGTTTGCGAGTTCCAGCACCAGCGCCTGGAGCGTGCCGCGGATCACCGATTCCGCATCCGCGATGGAATGGCCGCGTGCGATGGTGTCTTTCAAGCCGGCGATGAGCTGTTCGATTGCTGACATGGGTCAATCTCCGATGAGTGAAGCCGTACCGAACGCGTCGCGCTTCTGATTGGCTGAAGGTGCGAATACGCCGGCTGCGGCCCCTGCTGCGGCCTTGGCGGGCGCTGCGTTGTCCTGTGGCACTTGCGGCGCAGGCGGGGGCGGCGCAAGCGCTGCGTAGCTGTACGTGGGTGCCTTGGGCATGACCGATTGCATGACGCGCTCGGGCGCCTTGATGAAATCCTTGGGCATGACGACCCCGGTCAGCGCTTCTGTGTTCGTGATGCCGCCTGAAATCAGGGTCTTGGATACGCCCACGGTCAGTCACCGATGAGCGATTGCGTGCCGAGCGTGGCGCGCTTGGTAACGCCATTCGCTCCGGTCAGCATCGTAGAAGCAGCGCCCGCTTTGGCCTGTGCTGCTTGCTCGGCCTGCTGCGCTGCGGTGGACTCAGCCGGTTGCTGAGCCTGCGGAGGCGGCGGGGGTGCCGCCGGCATCGGAGGGAGAGAGGGACCGCCGCCACCAAAGCCCATTGCCAACTCCTATCAGTAGTTGGAACGGGATACTAGGAGACTAACTCCGCTTCTTGAATACGCAGGCGCGTTTGTTGCTCACCGCAGAACCTCGTGTGCACTTCCAGGATGGCTGAGCCATAGCTGTGCGAGGGCTCGCCGCCCTCCTCCCAGCGCTGCACGGTCGAGCGCGCAATGAGCATGATCGACGAGAGCCGATAGCCCGAGACGCCAGCGGCGCGGAGGTCTGCCAGCACATGAAGCCAGCAGACGCGGTGCCGCAGGACGAGGATGTCGGTTTCCATCATTCCCCCGCAAACGGATCGTATTCTGATTGCACAGCGGCGACGCGCCTATCGCCCGGAACACCGCCCGAGTGCTGAGTCGGCATGACCGGATAGGCAAACGTGAGCGCGAGCGCGTCAGCACGGTCAGGCGACGACAGGCCGCGCTTTTTCATCTCTTCCTTCGGTTCGAGCGCGATCACGTCGCGCCCGCTTTGCGTGATGTAGGCGTAGCGCCGGTTCGTGAGTTGCGCGTGCAGCGCCGGATCGTCAGGAATGCAGCCGGTTTTCAGCCAATCGCGCATGCTTCCCCACATCTCCGCGACCTTATTGGCGTAGCGAATCATCTCGGAGCCTGGCATCGTCGAGCGGTCGGCCTTCGCGCCGAACTGGATGTCGTGGCAGTCGTAGCGCAACTGGCGTATGCGATCGATCACCCCACCGCCCACGCCGCCCCCGTCGACAAAGATCGCATCAGCCCGCGTCTCGTTGCGCCGCTCGATGACGCGTGAGGCGTACTGCATCGTGTCGAGGTTGCGGAAGAAGCCCCAATCGAGTGTGCGCGCGTCGCGGCCCTTCCTTGGGCAGATGACCTGCTCGTCGTCCCCGAAGCGCGCGACGTCCACACCTAGCACGAGTGCGTCTGTGATGTTCGATACGGCCTCTCGGTGGGCCGCCGCTTCGACCAGCGCCATCGGAATGAACGAAAGCGGCGAGCTCGGCGGGAACTTGCCGAACACGTTCGCCATGACCCACGGATTGTCTCGCCCGTACGAATCGATCTGCTGCTGAGCCCATTTCTTGTCGATCCGCGGGCTGCGCTTCGGGTCGTCCGGGTCGCCCGTCACATTGATGACGGTCCAACGATGTCGGTCCTTGTTGCACGCACGCCATAGCGGCCCCTCGCACTGCGTCGGGTTGCCGGCCTGCACGATGCGGCACTCGATGCCAGATGACAGCGCAGCCTCGGCCGCCACCATCACTGCGTCCGGCATAGCGCCTGTCTCGTCGAGCACGAACAGGATGTAGTCGGCGTGAAGGCCTGCAAGCGTGTCTGCCTGCTTCTCTGGGCTCGCTGCCTGGCTCCAGGTGCGAGCCGAGGCCCACCACGTTTCAGGGTCTTGCCGATGCACGACACGAGTCTTCTGCCATTCGAACTCATGCTGCAGGAACTCGCTGAGCTTTTGCCACTTGGACAGTTCGGTCCACAGACCGTCCGCGAGGTTGGCGCCGGAGATAGACGTCGCCGCGATCTTCGAGTGCGGCCGCGTGGATAGGAAATGCCACACGAGCACGGCGAGCAGCGCGGTCTTACCCGGTCCCTTGCAGGCCTGCATCGCGATCTGCTGATCACCGCGATCCCACGCGCCGAACACATCGACCTGCCACGGGTCGGGCACGAAACCGAAATTGTCAAAGGCGAACTGACCGATGCTCGCACGCCAGCGCCTAAGCTTTTCGACGGCCGCGTCGCTCATTCGCTGTCCTTGCGAGCGGCTTGCTCGAGCAGTTGGGCGAGCGTCATCGCCTTCTCGGTGTTAGTGCCTTGCGCATGAGTGAGGTCAGGAAGCGTCTTTTTCAGCAAAATCTCAATCGCTTTTAGGCGAGTCGGAGTCAAATCTTTCAACTTTCCAAGTGCGTGATTCTGCAAGACATTGAGCAACTGACTCACCTGGATTTTGGTGCGCACGTCCTCCTGGTGCGTTTTTCGAAGTCGAGCAGCCATCATTCGCCCCTACCGGTCCACCATTTCCATCCCCGCAGGATCACCGCAGCGGGCATTGTCACGACGATCGTGGCCGCGATGAAGCAAGCCACGAGCGCCCACACGAGCCACATCACGACCCACGCGAGCCCGACGAGCTTGATGCACTGGATGATCGCTCGCCATAGCAGCGTCAGTGCGGATGCTGATTCCTGGTCCATTTACGTCATCGTCCTTTGCGCCGTAATCGCAACTGCGAGCGCCGACCAAGCGTGCGATGACACCCCGTAAAGCGGGCCCGGCATCGCCTTCGTGCCGACCTGAGGTGTCTTGCCTCCTCCGGTACGCGGGAACATGTCAAGCAGCGCTTGGCGGATGTTCGGGTCTTTGGCGCGCGAGTTGCCGCACAGGTGCAGCTTCACGTCGCGGCGGTAGACGAACTGCACTGCGTCGGGCCGAAAATAGGCCTGCTGGAACCGTCCGATCCATACGCAGGTATCGAACGTCGTCTGCCCGACCGCCATGCCCATGCCGGCGATCATTTCGATTGCCAAGCCCTCGTTCCATCGGCTGACGAGTTCCAGCACGCCCGCGTTGGGCGATACGTCGCTGCTCGATACGCGGCCGTCTTCGAGGATGACCCAGCCGCTTTTGTCCGTGCCGGGGTCGATCGACAGAAGCGCGCTCATGCCGCCTCCGCAATCAAATCCGCCACGCCGAAAATATCGAGGCCGAGCTTTTGCGCGACCAGATGTTCGATGCGGGCGCCGAACGACTGCTCCCAACCCGGCAGCATGCAGATGGCCGTGCACCCCTTCATGGCGGCAAGGTCGGCTGCCATGCATTCGAGCCAGTCGGCGTTCTTGTCTGCGTTGATCTCGGCCGGATTGATGACCTCCCAGCCGATGTTTCTCAGGTGCACGGCGGTGCGGGTGAAGAGCGGAAAGTTGAGTTGCTCAATGCCGCTCATCGGGCCGGACACGTAGATTCGACCTTTCATGCCGCCTCCGCGCGCGTACTGGCCGGGTTTTTGGCGGGAACGTAATCGCCGAATAGCGCCGTGTCGCGCCAGTCGCGGAAGGGCTTGTCCTGCCACTGCTTAACGGTCTTTTGCGAGACCTCACGTGGATTGCCGAGCTCGTACGTCATCGCCATCGTTGCGCCGCCAGAGCGGTTCGTCGTGCGAATCCTGACGCCGGTTTCCCGGACGTAGCCTTCGTCGAGCAGGCGCTGAATCGAATGAAATACGCCGGTGGCCGATACGCCCGCTGCCTCCGCGATCTGAGATTGGGACAACTTTCCCTTCTCCAACGCAGCAAGCACGCGCTCGTCCGTCCGTTCCTTTTGCTGATCCGAGTACCAGGTTGCGCTCATTCTCCAGTCTCCGTGTAGTGGGTCATTGCATGGGTGGGGCCGATGATCGGGGCCGTCGGCGGCGTGAATCCGGGCAACTGCATCGGTCGTCCAACCTCCCCGCAGCGAGCTTCCATTTCCCGCTCGAGGCGCGCCAGCCACATCCTCACGACCGGTTTCATCCCCGCGGGGCACGGCGGCGACGGCGGTGTGTCCTTGCCTTCAGCGTTAAACAGCAGATCGGGCCGGTTTGCCTCGCGCAGTCGCTTCTGGATTCGCTTGAAGGTCTCGGGCCATACGTCCTTGCCGTAGCACATGCGGATCTCGCAGGCCGATTCGCCTACGGGGCGAAGCTCGGTCAGAAGCAGGTGCGTGATCTCATTGAACGACCCCGAGTCGGCACGGTAGTGGCAGAAGCACGCCCAATCGCTACCTCGTCCAAGCGATCCGAAGAGCGGACACGCATCGACGAAGCACTTTCCCCATGGCGAACCGGGATTCATCTCGACGCTCATGCGACCGCTCCCTGCCGCTCGAGGCGGCGAAGTTCTTCGAATACGGCGTCCTTGAGCTGGTCATATCCCCAGCCGGCACGCGCTTTCACGCCGATTTCCTGTGCCTTGCGCTTGATGCCCGCTTCGGTGCGATGCCAGTCGTCCTGGCGCGCCTTGACTGGCTTCGGGTTGAGCAGGTCGGGGATGATCGTCGCGAGGTAGTTCGGGCCAAGCGGTTTGCCTGCGAGGCTGACGCGCGCCTTCGAAATCGCCGCGTCGAGGATTTCGTTCGTCACCCGAACGTCGTCTCCCCACGCTGCGATGCTCGGATTGATGCTGTTGGCCCCGACGACGCCGCGCTGTCGCAGGTACACCGCGATCTCGACCGCTCTCGAAACCGGAGTAGAGCCGTTCGGATTTTCTTCGGGCGCATAGGTATGAACTACCGACGACTCTTCTGAAGGGGATCCGGAATCAGGAATCAGAGAATCAGAGAATCCGGAATCAGGAATCAGCACGGCTAGACCCCCTTCGCAAGTCGGGTTCTCGTCTTCATTTCCAGGGCTTTCCCTGGGCTTTCCCTGGGCTTCGCACTCTTGGCATGACTCATCAGCCTCAGGCTTTGATGGGTTGCCAACATGATCGAGCCCAGGGCTTGGGGGTGCAGGTATCTCGCTTTTTGCCTCTCGATGGTGCGGATTTTGGTGCTTGGAAAAGGTGACGATCTGAATGTATTCACGGCCGCCGACCTCATATATCTCGATGAACCCGTACTTTTGAAGCTCCCGTAGAAGAGGCTCAGCATCCTGGCTATCAAAGCGCAGAAGTTCGCCCTTTATCTTCTTCGGGCGATACTCGAGGCGGCCTTCCCGGTCTGCCATCATCCACAGGCCGGGGAAAATATAGCGAGCCCATACCGAGCATTCGGCTAGGTCTTCGTTCTGGTAGAAGCCGGGTTTGATATTTCGGGCGCGCGCCATGGCTTAAATCACCGCCACACAAAAAACGGCGCGCCGAACGCGCACACGATGAGCGCGAACATGTACAGATCGACAACAAGTTCCATTTACCGCTCCGTCATATGAGATGAGGCACGAATTTGCGGCCCCAATCTAGTCCTCGTCGCGCCCGATTCCCGCCACCACTGACAGGCGTCGCTCCTCTAACCTCGCTATGTGATCCCTGCCATAGACGCGGATCAGCACGAGGACTCTAATGAAGTGACACAGGTCCATGCCGGCGTCGGCCGCCAGCCTGTCCAACTCGTCGCGCGTGTCGTCGTCAATGCGTACCTTGATCTCGCTTGTCAGCTTGCCGAGAGATCGGCTGTTTCTTCGTGCCATGCCATCTCCAATTCGTTTGCTCACAGGTGGTCCCCAACAGCGTGCGTTCATCCCTGATTTTTTTTTGGGGCAGAGCGTGAAGCGAGGACTAGCTGCTGTTGGTGGCGGGTTCCGTAGTGCGTAGGTACGCCCAATCGATGTCGTCGTTCAGTTGTTCGCAACGCACCGCGCCCTCCAGCAGCCGCTCGATGCGCGGGCAATGTTGCGGCGGGACCCTGGCTTGCTTGCGCCATCCCTGGATGACCTGGTGGCTTACTTCAAGCTGCCGAGCCATGTTGGCAAGAGATCCGAACTTCTCGATTGCGACGTCTACTGGGTTAGCCATGGCATTCACTGAAAATGGGATTTAGGAGGCATTGTATGCAAGGGATGCTTGCGATACAAGAACAACCTGCATTGATGCAAGAAATGCTTGCACCTATGCTTGGCGCCATGAACTTTCATAAACGCCTACGGCGCTTGCGCCGCGAAAGAGACCTGAGCTACCAAAAGATCGCCGACGCGTGCGGCGTGAAGTGGCAAACCGTTCAACAGTGGTGCCAAGACGAGGGGAGCTACCCGAAAATCGAGAACCTCGAGCCACTCGCTAGCATTCTCGAAACGACGCCTTGGTATCTCCTGTTCGGTGTAGACGGGACCGGCACCATGTCGAGCGAAGATAGTGGTAAACCCTCGCTTTCGGAGGAAGCCTCAGATTTAATCGAGTGCATAACGAGACTGGACGGGCTTGGCGCGGCAGCACGTAAATTTTTCACCCTGCATACGGGTTTGTTCTTACTTTCATTCCCAAACGGGCGTATAGAAGATGCACGGGCGGGACGACATTTGCTCGATCAGGCCGAGAAAGAGGCAATGGAATTGGTGTCCCGCAGGCGAGCGCGCGAGGACAAAAATGCAGGAACTAAGTAAGGCAGTGATAGACCTTGAGGCATACCGGCAGCTTCGGCCGCCATGTAACACGCAGTCGGACGTCGTCAGGCAGCAGCAAGACCAAGAAGTGATCGAAGAGATAGCCCACCATCTCCTGATCGTCATACGAGCCCTCAGACGGCTCAGCCACTAGAAACCCGTCCCGCCTCGAGCGGGACTTTTTTTGGGGTATCGAAAATGCTCGCTGAACTCGCGCTATTTCTCTTCGTACTGGTCTTCATTGTCATTCCCATCGCTCATATCATCGACCATGCAGGGTTCTCCAAGTGGTGGGCGCTTGTCGTCTTATGGCCGGGCGTGAACATCGTTATGCTTTGGGTGTTCGCGCTCAAGCGTTGGCCCGCGGTGGACCCACCGAAGCCAGGACGCTGACCTCGCCTTCCCGCCGCTGGCGGGATTTTTTTCGCCCCTTGACGCAAGTTTCTCTTGTGTTGCAATTTTCTCTTGCTATACTTGTCTCCATCAGCGCACCGGGCGCTACGGAGAACGATATGGCACACCAAACGATCGTCCAGTTTCTTCCCGCCGACATGAAGGCTCGCCTCGATGCTGGCGTGTGCATCGACTGCGGTCAGCCCTTCACGGCCGCCAACGTGCACACCGACGCCGGGTGGCGTGAAACGAAGCTCTCGCAGATGTGCGAAGACTGCTTCGACGCGCTGTTTGCCGACGAAGAGTGAGGCGCGCCATGACCCTCACCGAAACGATGACCGCCGTCGAGCACTACACGTCGCTGGCGCAGCAGGCAGCGGATCAGGCGGCCGATCGCGCGTACGAGCGCCGGGAGCGCGCCGCGGCACGCGTGACGTTTGATGACGTGCTCGAAAAGCTAGCGGACATGGATCTGATTGGCCGTGTGCTGATGTCGGCATATAGCACTGATCGCGATTACTTCGAATCGAGGCTCGTGCATGCATTCGATGTTGCATTTGAGCGCGCCACCGATGACCGCATCGCTCAGGGGAACTGACATGATCGACACGCAATTCATGGGCGCCGCTCCAGTGGGCCTGATCGAAAAGAGCAAGCAGGTCGTAGAGCACGTGGTCGTGTTTCTCGCCAACGGCTACATCACGTACCAGATGTTCGAGGGAGTGAGCCATTACAGCGGCGCGGTCGATTACCGCGAGGTTGTCATCCAATGAGCCCGCTCGTC